TGATTGTTTTTGCTGATTTGTTCGTTGATTTTCCTGTTTAACAACAAGACCACAGGTATATATGCAAGCGGAAAAAAGCTATAGTTTAGCGGGTAGAAGCATACTAATTGCCCTGCCCGCTTACGATTTCAAAGTGTCTCTGAAGTTGGCTATCTCATTAGCCCGCTTCACCCAGATGGCGGGGCAGCATGGAGTAACAATCCAAATTGCCAGTATTTGCGGGTGTTCAGTTGTATCTAGAGCCCGCAATCTTTTGGTTAAGGACTTATTGGAATCTGATTGTACGGATTTACTTTTTATTGACTCTGATATTAACTTTGAGCCAGAAGCGATATTCCGTTTAATGGCTTGGGGTTCAGACGAGAAAAAAGGTATTGTTGCTGCGGTTCCACGAGTTCGTGATGTAAAGCCAATTTATATTATGGACTTAGATTATGATGCAGATAAGCAGCTAACAATGAATGGTATGGGGCTTGTACGTGCAAAGCGTGTAGCTACCGCCTTTATGTTAGTTCGCCGTGAAGTGTTTGAGACTCTCGTTAATGCACATCCTGAATGGAATTATTACGACGAGCGTACCAAACGCACACTAAATGCAGTATTTGATTTCAAAGTTACCGAAGAGGGTTACATAGGCGAGGATTTCTTGTTCTGTGACCGCGCTAGGGAACATGGGTTTGAAGTTTGGATTGATCCTACTATTACTTTAGGGCACATGGGGGTTCAAGAGTATACAGGCAATTTTGGTAAAGATGTACTTTATCCGATGCTTGCTCCTGAACAAAAGGTATCAAATGGCTAAATCACCGGCTTGGCAGCGTAAAGAAGGTAAGAATCCGAAAGGTGGCTTGAATGCTAAGGGTCGAGCCTCGTACAATGCTGCCAATCCCGGCAAGCCCGGTTTGAAAGCTCCGCAACCTGAAGGGGGCCCTCGTCGCGATTCATTTTGCGCTAGGATGAAAGGTATGAAAAAGAAATTGACAAGCGCTAAAACAGCGAATGATCCCAATAGCCGAATAAACAAAAGCCTTCGGGCGTGGAATTGTTAAAATGGATAATCACGAAGACATAAAGCACGTAGTGGATGCAACAGGGATTGTCGTTACTCTTGGCTCCCTTATGGATTTATTACCCAAAGTGCTTACATTATTAATGGTTATTTGGTATTTAATCCGTATTGGCGAATGGGTATACGGTAAGATTAAAGGTAAAAAACATGCGTAAACGTCGATTTGCTGATGGTGGGAATACAGCCGGTAATACTGCATCGGGTAGCCCAGCGGCTGCGTTTATGCAACAACAGTACCCAACTCCACCTGCTACATTTTCTACTCCGTCTCCAGGTAGCGGCAGTGGAAGTGATGATAGTAGTAAAGGTGCGGGTATTACCATAAATGTAGATGGTAAACAATCAGGTTTCCGCAAGGGTGGAGCAGTAAAAAAGAGTAGTTCAGTTAAAAAGCGTACGACTAGCAGTGCTTCCAAACGTGCTGATGGCGCTGCGCAACGGGGTAAAACCCGTGGTCGATACATTTAAACTTAGAGGATATCCTAATGAAAAAGTCTGCTAAATCTAAAATGGGCGCCGCCAAAAATATGTTGGCTAAAGCTCTGGCTGCTCGTGCTGTTATGGGTGCTGGTGCTCCCCCCGCTGCTCCTCCTATGGGAGCTGCCCCTATGGGTATGAAGAAAGGTGGTTCTTTCCGTACTGTAGCTAATGGTATTGCTCAACGCGGTAAGACCAAAGGCAAGATGGTTAAGATGGCTGGTGGTAAGTAATATCATGAACAAAGGTCTAACTAAGATTATGCCTTCGTCCGATAGAATGGGCTCATTAGGCATGAAGAAAGGTGGTAACACCATGAAGGCTGGCGGTAGCTGGGAAGGCTCTGCTGAAGATGAAGCCCAAGATAAAAAGCTAGCCAAGAAGCATGGTATGAGCATGAAGAAATGGGAAAGCTCTAAGATGGATGAAAAGCACGATAAGCAAAAATCTATGAAAGGCTTAAAGAAAGGCGGTTCTTTCCGTACTGTAGCCAATGGTATTGCTCAACGTGGTAAGACTAAAGGCAAGATGGTTAAGATGGGTTGCGGTGGGAAGTACTAATATGATGCCCTCACGTGGTATGGGGGCTGTTAAAGCCTCAAAGATGCCTAAGGCTAAAACGATTACCCGTAAGGATAATCCTAACGAGGTTAAAGCCTTTGGTGCCGGTGGTAAAGCTAAGGTAAAAAAATACTCCTTAGGTAGTCTGGTTGATGATATGACGGGCAAGGGTATGCTCGGCGTTGCACCTATGGAAGCTAATAAAGTACCAGAAAAGCGTAAAACACCAGATGAAGACAAAGGTAACTTTGTTGAATGGAAAGACCGCACAGACAAATCACAGTATGGCATGAAAAAAGGTGGTTGGATTCAAAACGCAATCAAGAAACCTGGTGCTTTACGTAAGAGCCTAGGTGTTAAGCAAGGTGAAAAAATCCCAGCTAAAAAATTAGCTGCAGCAGCTAAGGCCCCGGGCAAACTGGGACAACGTGCAAGACTTGCACAAACTTTAAAGAAGATGAAATAGGAGTAGATTATGGGTACAGGTGCACAAACGGGTTCAATGGTTGGTGGAGCAGCGAATCAAGCAGTCGGGCAATTACAACCAGTTCAACCACCACAAGCTGCAACAGCTCAAGTTAATCAGCCATATCAACAGGCTGCAACTGGGTTTTTGTCTCCTCTACAAGGAGGTGTTCAACAGGCTGCAACACAAGCCTTGGGTCAATATCAAGCGGCTCAACAGAACCCATTCCAACCTCTCCCTGCTCCACTACCACAGATACAACCTGCTCCAGGAATGGGCGCACAGGGGTTATTTGGTTTAGGTCAAGGTCAAGGTAATACTGCGCAGTTGCCTACTGGCTTTGCCCCTCCTCAGGGTGGATTCTTTGGTACTCCTCAACCACCAATGCAACAAATGCCTCCTCAGGGTGGATTTTTTGGTGCTTACCAACCTCAAATGCCTCCTCAAATGCCTCCTCAGGGTTTTGGTCCTCCACCTTGGGCTCGCGGTGGCTTTGGTGGGTACGGTGGCGGCTTTGGTGGGTACGGTGGCGGCTTTGGTGGGTACGGTGGTGGCTTTGGTGGTATGGGCGGTCGTGGTGGGTTTGGTGGTGGATATGGTAGAGGATTTAACGATATGGCTGCAAAACAAGCTCAAGCTCAAGCCCAGCAAGTCCTTATGCAAAATTTTAGAGACGTTCCTAAGTAAGGGGCAAGTATGGCGGAGGACTTTGGATATACTTACAGCGGGGACCCTAGTAAACAGGTTACTACTGCTTATAAGTCTAGTATTGTGCCTCAATATGATTCAAGGGGGCGTCAAACTAATCTTGGTAACATCGACCCATATGTAGGAACAGAGAGTTATACTAACCCTTTAACCGGGGAGATAACTACTGGAATAAGTGAGCTTTATAAAAATAAATTAGCAAATCAGGGTAACAAATCGTATCAAGATGCCATTGCTAATAACGACCCTAGGGTGTGGCAAGGTACATTAGATCAAACACCTTGGGACCCAACCAAAAATGCCTCTTATAATCAGTTATTTGGGGATAAAGGGTTTAATCCGTATTCGGATTTTGATAATTCTACTCCAGATTTTTCCTCGTTAGTTACTTCTTTTGATTTGCCTTCATGGATTACTCAGGGACAGCAAAGTTTTAATCCTTATACTCAGCCGTTTACTTCACAGTTTACTCAGGATCAAGGGCAGGAGGCAGAACAATATCAACCTCCACCTACATATACACATGAGGACCTTATGAAGGGGTATCAAGATTTCTATAATCCACCAGCACCTACACAAACGCAAGCGCAAGCTTCAGCCCCCCAACAACAGAATTTCGGATATAATGCTCTCAATCCAGAGGCTCAAAGCGCCCATAGCCAGTTAATGCAGCAGTACCAAAATCAAGCTCCTGCACCAACTACCCCAGCGGCCCCCGCTGCTCCTGCAACGACTACCCCAGCGCCATAATAAATGACTACCTCCGGCACACAATCGTTTAATCTTGACCTTAATAGCCTAGTAGAAGAGGCTTTTGAGCGTTGTGGTGCTGAGTTACGTACAGGTTATGACTTAAGAACTGCCCGTCGTTCTCTAAACCTGCTTACTATTGAGTGGGCCAACCGCGGTATTAATCTGTGGACTATTGAGCAGGGCTCTATTCCTATGGTGCAGGGGCAGATTGTCTATGATTTGCCTGTAGATACTATTGACCTACTTGACCACGTAATCCGTACAAACTCTGGAATTAACCAGACAGATATCAATATCACACGAATTAGCGTGGATACGTACTCTACAATCCCGAACAAAAATGCTCAGGGGCGCCCAATTCAGGTTTGGATTAATCGTCAATCCGGCGCAACTGTTCCGGTAGATGGAGTGCAATACCCACAAATTAACGTCTGGCCTACCCCCGACCAAAGCAATTACTATACCTTTGTATACTGGCGGTTACGGCGTATTCAAGATGCTGGCAATGGGGTGAATACCCAAGATATCCCTTTCCGTTTGCTACCCGCCCTAGTTGCAGGGTTGGCTTACCACCTCTCTATGAAGATACCCGATGCCCTTCCTAGAGCAGAAATGCTAAAAGCGGCATATGAAGAAGCATGGTCTCAAGCAGCGGATGAGGATAGGGAAAAGGCTTCTTTACGGCTAGCTCCACGCCAGATGTTCTACTAGGGGTAGCTAATGCCTAGTAAGTTTTCCTCTGGTAAGTTTGCGATTGCTGAATGTGATCGCTGTGGCTTCAGATACAAATTAAAAGAACTCAAACAGTTGGTCATTAAGACCAAAAATGTTAATCTCTTGGTGTGCCACACCTGTTGGGAGCCAGACCAGCCCCAGCTCCAGTTAGGCATGTACCCTGTCAACGACCCACAGGCAGTACGTAATCCACGGCGGGATAACAGCTATATCCAAGCTGGTTTGACTGGGTTGCAAATTTTGACTGTAAACCCCCCTAATCCTGAGGGTGAGGATGCATTTGGCGTTCCATCCATGGGTAGCAGAGAAATCGAATGGGGTTGGGCTCCAGTTGGGTTAAGTAACCCTTTAAATTTATCAGGGCTTGTCAATACGTTAGTAGCGCAGGGGCAAGTTGGCACAGTAACTATTAGTTGAGGATTTTAAAATGGCTAAGATGACTAAGATGGCTCGCGGCGGTAAGACTAATGCTCAGATGAAATCACTGGGGCGCAACCTTGCCAAAGTAGCAAACCAACGTATTAAGACTAAACCACGAGGAAGAGGTTAATATGGGTGCTAAGAACGAAGGCTATAAATTCTTTGACGCAGGTACTGCTGACCCAATCGGTAAGTACACACAGCCAAAGGATTACTCTGCTCCTACTCCAAACACTGGGTATCCTAACGGTATTGCCAGCACTCAGACCGTATTAAAGCGCGGTACGGGTGCAGCTACTAAAGGTACTAAGTGCAGTACTAAGCTAGGCTAAGTTGGGATAAACTGTGGATTACAATCAGCTTGTAGCGTCGATAAAGTCTTATACCGAAAATGATTTTCCAAATTCGGTAACGGGCGGACTTACGTCTGGAGATCAGATAGATGAGTTTATTAGACAAGCTGAGCAACGTATCTATAATACAGTTCAGATACTTGCGTTACGTAAAAACGTAGTAGGCACTGCTAGTAGTGGCAATAAATACCTAACAGTGCCTAGTGACTGGCTAGCTAACTTCTCTCTCGCAGTTATTGACCCTACTAGTGGGGGGTATGAATACCTGATCAATAAAGATGTGAACTTTATTCGTGAGGCGTTTCCATATCCAGCAGTATCAGGCAAGCCGACCCATTACGCTATGTTTGACCAAAACTCATATATACTTGGGCCTACACCCGATGCTGAATATCAAATGGAATTGCATTACTTCTATTACCCAGACAGTATTACGGAAGCGGGGACTTCTTGGTTAGGA